GGACTGTACGTTATGTCAGATCAGAGGTTGAAGACATAAAAACGACAGGTCCGATGCAAATCATATAGTCCATTAACCGGGCAAAGCTAAGCCCCGCTCGGAAGCGGGGCCTTTTTATTGCGTCATATAAATCATGGGAAAGAGTGAAAAAACATCAAATTTTCGGAGAAGTGTGCATCACTTGTAGGTAGAAGCACAACACAAGAGTTTGTAAGAACAATCTTTCTATCAGGAGCACAGATGTTCGTAATCTACCTCATACGGAATTTAATCAATGGAAAAATCTACGTCGGCCAGACCATGCAGGGACTGTCTAAGAGAATGAAGCAGCATGCTTACGAGGCGAGTCGGAGGTGCGCTTACTTCTTGGAACGGGCAATCGCCAAATGGGGCAAAGAAAACTTTACCATAGAATCCTTGATCGAAGGGATTGATTCTTGGCAAGAGGCTAATCGGCTGGAGACCTATTGGATTAAAGAGTTAAAATCCAACGATAGGTCGATTGGATACAACCTTTCTGAGGGCGGGGAAGGAATTCGCGATGAAACGGGTGAAGTTAGGAGGAAACTGTCGGCTTCCCTGAAAAAACACTATGGAGAGAATCCTAAAGCAAACCCCGCATACCGACACGATGTTCCTACCGACGATCTGTTGCGTATGCACAAAGAAGGTGTACCTATCGAAACAATGGCCGGGAAGTACGGTGTCTCTATCTCTCTTATTTACCGTCGTTTCAAAAAGTTGGACGTGCCTTTGTCTAGAAACATGAAAAACTTGGAAGAAGATATACGCCGTCTGTACTGCGAAGACAAATACACTACAACCGAGATTGCCGCCATTCTCGACATCAGTCCGTCCAAGGCTCATCAAAGTTTAGCAAGACAGGGGGTCGAGAGCCGACCAGCGGGAAGCAGACCTAGACTGGCTCACAAAGAAGAGAAGCGGTGCCCGGGATGCGGTATTATAAAATCCATGTCGGAGTATAACAGGAGTAAAAAATCTTTGGACGGACATTGTACTCGGTGCCGGGGATGTGAAAATACGCAATCTCGGCGATATAAATCCGAGACTAAGAAGAATCTCCGAAACGGAACTTTTGAGAGAAAATTTCCCGACAGAGACTACGTTGCGGATCGTTCGGAAAAGAAATGCTGTAGATGTAAAACTATTTTTCCTTTAGATCAGTTTACTAACGACAAAAATAACCCCGACGGGAAAGGGTCCTATTGTCCCGACTGTCGAAAAATAAGAGATAAAGAACGACGAGATAAACAAAAGAAAGCCTCGCTTCTCGGGGGAAACGAGGCTGGCCTGGCTACTGTGTCGGAGTTTCCTTCGCGATCATGTTCAGGAAACGCTGGAACACCGGGTCTTGCTGACGTTGTTCCGGAGTTAAATCCTTCGCCGATTTACGAAGGTATTTCTTTTGGTTCTGGAACAACAGAGGCTGCAAGGCCCGCTGCTCTGTAAGGTTAGCGGTATCCCAAACTTCGAGGAACTCTTTAGCAGGTAGGTGAGACGCGCGAGTGTACAACCGAGCGATATCCGTCGGCATCCCGTGCGTGGCTTTTATGTTGTTTTGAATCTTGCGGAGTTCGGCCTCAGTGAGTTGGTTTGTACTGTATGTCAACTTGACTAAATCGGCCCAAGGCATCTCGCCTGAACGAACTTTGTCACCCAACTGTTGAACCATCCGGTGGCGGGCCTGCTGATCAGGCGCAACAAACCCGTCTTCTGAATGATTGGAGGCAAGTGCGACTGCTTTTTCCGCTGCCGGGGTCTGGTACATCCGAGCCGTTCCGCCCGATGCTTTCCATACCTGTCCGGCGTTTCCAACTGCGGGTCCAGTATCTGTCATGGCCTGGCCAAGCGATTGTACGGGAATGGGGAGTAGGTTGTGCAGGGCATCTACCCACAAATCTGCTGGTTGCATTTTGCGACCCAGACGGTCTCTTCCAGTTATCATCTCGGTAGTAAGCCCAATTCCCGGGGACAAACGCCCTTTGATAAAGGAAGCTGGTGCGGCGGCGGCGTGGAGCAAATCTCCGGGCAGCGTTCTGATGCTCCACAACGTTTCTTTGCCATCCGGAGATTTGGTGGCCAAGTCGAAGGGGGCTTCATAATGTGGATTTCCAGTAGTTACTGCGTTCAAAACCCGAGCCAACAAGTAAACCGAGCCCGCCATCATAATGACTTGCCTACGTCCGATGGCTCCTTCATCTTTATTAAACAAGCGAGCCCCCGAACGAAGCTCCGCCTCTAGCCAATCGGGGGCTAGAAGGACCGCCCGGGCCATCTCAGAGGTCGTCGCATTCCGACCCATCGCTCTCCAATTGATCCCGCCAAAAGATTCTGCCGAATGCTGCGCAGCGGCCCGAGCTACCTTGTCTACCGACCATTCAGGATATTTGGCGCGATAGTCGTCGAACAGCTTTTCTGCCGCAGTCATTTTTACCGCCGGAAGGTAGCGTTTGAAGAGCAGATCAGTTTGCCAAGACATGGTATCTGCGAGGATAGGCCCCACTACGGGCACTCTCCGAAGCAGGGAGTGGTTACCACCCGACGACACACCCTCAGTAAACGCCTGCTGGCCCTTGTAGTCGGTTCCCGTCATCATTCCTTGTTCAACCATCTTCTTGATTTTGGTCGGTGAATGCGGATCGAGCGGGTTTACCCTAGCCCCAGATTCGATATCAGGACCATGTAAGGTAAACGGATTGATTCCGGTTTGAATGGCTCGGATGCCGATTTGAACAAGGTGGAATGGAGACAGACTGAGCAACGTTTCCTTCGCGGCTTTGCCCGCGCTCAGCACAGCCCGGCCCACACTGCTCTGTGACAGCGCCCCCTTCTCCAAGCCCAGCCGGTTCTTCAGATACTGCGCGTATTCCGGGTGAGCCATGATGTCCGAATTTACGAGCACGGAGCTTCCGTCCGGGGCGTTGGTTACAAAGTTCCATCCGCGCATCGCTGAATGGTCCAGCGCGACGTACCCTTGCGGACTCCAAGCGTAAGATTTCGACTGCATGTCGTTGAGTTCTTTGAGGCCGGAGTAGTCTCCGGTTTTCTGCATCTCCTTCAGACGTTCGATTTGGGACAACAGGACGTTGTTTCCCTGCTCGCCGTACTTCGTGTAGTCAATGGATTTCAGGGCTTCCTTCGACAGCCGGTCGATAGCCCCGCCAATGTTATCCGGATGGACGTAAGGCGTGATGTCCCGGATCGTCCCGTCGTCCAAGAAACGCTGGAGGTCGCCGGATTGGGTCAAGTGCTGGATCGTCTTGTCGTCGATGTTGATTTTACGGACGCGCTCTGGGTCTGCGAATATCTTTGGGTCTTTTCCGTTTTCGCCCGATACCACGTTGCCCGCTCCGTTTAAGTACGCGACGGGGCGACCGTCTGAAGCTCTCAGACCGCTGGACATGAGTTGGCTGATGAACTTACGGTTAGCCGCCGCTTTGACCACCTCTGCGCGGTCTTTGGAGATGGCCTCCGCTGGGTCGAATTTAATCTCGTCCGGAGACTTGAGCAAGGCGGTCATCAGGGTGTCGTAGGTTCTGCGCCGCGCACCGGTGGTGTTGGTTGCGAATTTTCCGGCTTTGGCGTCCGAGACTACGACGTTTCCTTCTTCGTTCTTGAGGTATTTCCGATGGACGTGGTTGTCCGTGAACTCTTCCATCATTCCGTTTCTGTGGGCGAGTTCCCAGTTCTTTCCGTCTTCGGCGGTAGCGTATTTGTAGGCTTTGTTGATGTGGTCGGGGAGTTTGTTTTCCGCGATCATGTCCAGCCACCGGATGATTTTCTGCTGGTACTCCGGAGACCTCTTGGCAAACTCGTTGTCCTGCAACATCCCTTCGATGCCTTCGGGCAGTCCATTAACTGGACGACCTTCGCGCGCGAAGAGCGGCTGACCCTGTTTCAAAACAGATTCGCGCAGGGAGTCGGTGACGGGGAAGTACGGAACCTTCTTCGAGAAGGAATCCTGAACTGGCGCGTATTGTTGTTTTAGCTGATCCCATTTCTCTTCAAGATCATACGCTTTGTTTAATGCGGCGCGATATCGCGGAGAATTTTCGTAGCCTTCGCTATCCGGAATGTTGTGAAGGTCCTGCACTGCCGCTGAGTGTTCATCCCGCACGGCGGCAATTTCCTTCTGCAATCTTTCTTCTAGTTCTACGTCGCCTCGGCCAATCTTCGTCTCCCCAACCTTAGCTCCGAATTGCTTTCCGAGCTTGTTCGCAAGATCAGGTACGATCTTGTCGTAGAAGCCCTTCATGCCCTCGCCGCCGACTTTTAGATCGACGCCAGACAGTCTTTGCCAACCGTCACTTTCTTTCTCCGACTGGAGTAGTTTTTGAGCGGCCTCCTTGCCGACGTAATCCGCCAATTTACTGGGGGGAACGTCGGCTTCGTTTATAAGTTCTGTTCCGCTGTGGTCGTAAGCCCTCAGTCTTTGCTCGTGCGGGTGGGGGTCATATTCTAGGTCCTTTACCTGCTTCGAAAGATCATACCGGGCCGCCTGTTCTTCTCCCGGTGTCCAGCTAATACCGTCATACCCGTTTTCAGCGGCGTAGCGTACCATCCGCTTAAACAGGAATTCAGGCCAAGTTTTCTTGAACGGAGCGTCGGGGACCGCGCCTTCCGGACGTTGGGAGGTTCGCTCGTCGTTGATCAGGGTGTGCGGTATTTTCGCCGCGTCTGCTGCGGCTTCGGCTTCGGCCCGGGTTGCAAATTTCTCTTGCGAGGTTGGTATCCCGAAAGGTTTTTGAGGATCAACGTATCGCCCTTTCCTCCCCTTCTGGTGCCAATCTGATTGCAGCTCTTCCAAATGCAGGAGTTTTTCACCGTTGGGGCCGGTGCGGTCGTTGAAGCGGACATGACCTACTGGGTTAATTTCGTCAGGCCAGTGAGAAGAGCGGAAGGCGTTCCGATTTTGAGCCGCGAAAGAGCCTCCTGCGTCAACCATCTCTTTGTAGAGACGATCATACGCGGCAGTTCGGTCTTCCCCGTTCCACGTAGTCTGCGCGGAGGGGAGTTCGGTAATTTCGGTGATTTGATTTTTGAGCCGTTGGACCTTGGGGTTATCCTCCGGCAACGTCATCAGCAGTTCGCGGTAGTTATCTCCACCGGGGAGGACGTAGGAACCGTAACGAGGCGCAGAGGTCGAGCTACTACGCAACCGGTCTCTCGCGACATCTTCAGCTAAGTGCTGTAGGTCTTCGCGGGAAGTAGTGCTGTCAAAATCATCTACGTCCGGTGCGACCAATCTCCCGTCCGCAAATACCCGCATTTCCGGATAGCGTCCCGAATTGTCAATTTCGTACGTGACCTTGGGAGTTCCTTCCGCCCCCTTCGTAACCTCTTTGATCTGTAGGTTGTTCGCCTTCAGGTACTCGCGGAGTTCTTCCGGACGAACGGGTTCGCTTCCTTTTTCCTTCAGGAAGTCAGAGAGACCGGTGTATTTTAGTTCGTCAGGTTTGACGCCGTTGTTCTCCATCATTTTGAGAACGGTGTCTGCGGGCATAGGCCCTTGCATACGGCTGTCAACAAGCTGGTTGGATTTTAGGTACCACTGGGGAGCGAGGTTCTCCTTCTCCGGTTGTTCTTTGGAGAACAGCCCGGCCCGGGCTGATTGGGTTTGTCCATTAACTGGACGCGCGGATTCCTTCAGCTCCTGCGCGCGGCGGGCAATGGCTGAGATATCGTCTGTTTTGAGTTCGGCTTTAGCCTGCGCGAAGAAGTCGGTGTCGGCTTTCGCCCCGGCAGCAGTGCCTACTGTCTGCGGGTTGAAATCGGTGTTCTGGTCGAGCAGTCCGCCTTCCTGCTTTCGAGCTAGGTGCGCTTGGGTGCGGGTGTTGTTGCGGGCGGCTTCGAGTCGATCAGCCGCTGTAAGAAGGTGTTGAGTAGCCCCTTCAACTGCTCCTTCGGTAGCGGGCTTGGCGGGGGCGTAAGACTTGAGGTTTGCGTCGAGTCGGTCAAGATTTCCTCCTACTTTCTGTAGTTTAGCACGGATTTCTTCATCGTGAGAAAGTAAATCTGCGAAGTCCGCTGAATACTTTCCAACCAAATCCTGTGTCAGCAGACCCTGCTTGATAATTTCCTGCGGAGGAATCCACCGGTCATGCCCCCAGCCGGACAACTCGGCCAAAGTTTTGACAAAGCTCCACACGGCGGCTTGCGCTTGGCGGGGCTCGATCTTCTCAGCCTTGGCGGCTGCACGGACGTGCGCGGACATGGCGTCGTAGATTGCGGGTTTTCCAATTCTGTTAGGGTCCTGATCTCCGAACACCGCCATCCAAGTATCGTTGGTCACCCGGCTGGTGTCGTCTCCCAAGTTTTGGGTGAACGCGGAGACTTTGGGTCCAGACAACTCTTCGCCCTGCAACGCGCGAACGGCATTGTTCAGACGGGCAGGCAGGTCAACTCCGCGCTTCATCAGCTTATACAGCTTGGCGGATTTGTTCGAGACTCCGCCTGCGCCCCACTCTACGTCCGTCGGGCGACCAGCCTTGTCCCACTTTGACCACAAATCAACAGCCATAAGTAGATTGGAGCGAACGGTTTGGACCGGGCTCAGGGCCGCTACAAAGTTCAGGAACCGGTCTTTGTCTATCGGTTTGAAGACATCCAGTCCCGAGTCTACCAGAGCATCGAAGGCCCGGCTGCTGCGTTCATACCACATCTGCCCGGCTTTGCCCGCTTTGGTCGCGGCTACCCACTCGTCGTGAGAAGGCATGGATTTGAAGGCAGCAAGCAGCGACTCCCTCTTCTCAGGAGTGTCGTGCTTCTCGATTTCTTCCGAAGTGAGGTGTTTTTTAACGTCGTTCCACGTTGGGTTTTCGCGGGAGAACAATCCCATACTCCCCGCCCCGGCGGCCATTGAACGCTCGACCGGCGTATTCTTGAAGACGCCGATCTGGTTATGGCCGGGGTGGTAGTAGCCGTCATACCCGGCGTCCTTCATCATCCGTTCGTAAATTGTGCCCACGGCTCCGGGCTGCGTGTCCATTTTTCGGACAGCAGCTTCCTTCTCCGCTTTCTGTAGCAGTCCGTCCTGATCCGCGACCCAGTTGTAAAAGTTTTCGGAGTTGAGAACGGCGCGGTACTGGTAGGGCAGACGTTCGTAAAAAGGTTCTCTCTTAGAGCCTTCCAGATTCAGGTAAGACCTTTGGACAAAGTCGCCGGGGAAGTTCTTGGCGCGCGCCATCTCCGCCCCACCCTGCGGGCCTTTGCCTTGGAACCCGGGGTCTAGTTCAGTAATATTCGCAGTTCGCGAACCGTGAACACCGGCTAAAAATGGACTAGCGGTTTCGTCTGACTTTACTTTATCTTCAGCTTCTCGAATGAGTTTTGAAAGTGTGTTGTATGCGGGGCTGGATTCAAGTTCGGTACGAACTTTATGCCATTCAGGGTGAGCGGCTTCCAGCTCGCGTATGCGGGCGTCGTATACGGTACTGGCGGCGTTTCGGTCGTTCCAGTCGCCGAGGGTGACTTGTCTTCCATTGTGCTCCTTTACTTCGGTTGCTTTCAGGCGGCTGGCGATTTCGGATACAGGACCGCGCAGCTCTCCGCCGGGAGAGGTAATGAGTACATTGTGCCCGCCGGGGACAGGCTCGATGCTGCTTCCAGAGATGTGGTGCTCTTCCAAAAGTCGGGCGATAGTCTTCGGGTCGGCGACCGCAGAAGGTACGCGGAACTGGAATGCGACATCCGGTCCTTTGGGGTCTGGGTGGAAGCTGATTCCTGTGTTCTGCCGTTCAACCTTCGCCATGATGGCGTTGTGGTACTCTACCGCGTCGGGGCTCGTACCGGGGGCAAACCGAGAGACCATTGAGTTCTCGGCCCCACCTTCCCAGTGACCGATAGCCGGACGCACGGATGCTTTGATACCCAAATGGGCACCAATGTCTTCCGACAGCTTTTCAGCGAGCTTCTGCGGACGAGAGTTTAGACGATGCGCAGCTTCCGAAACGTTGCCAATTTTGTAGACGTTTGGCGAGACAAAGCTGACCGGTTCTTTTTCGACCTCGTGGGCCGTTAACCCTTCGGGTGGCTTGCCTCGTACTCCGCCTTGTTCTTCAGGAACCACTCCATCAGCGCGTCGTGTCCCTTCTCCGAGGCCCGGTAGCACTCCCGAACCTGTTTGTCCGTCGGGTAAATCAGTTGGGCGAAGAACTTGTCGCTGGCTTCTGACATTTCGATCCTCCATGTGTTGGCGGGCAATAGCGTTAATTTCAGACACCGAGTCCTCGCCGTTGACTCCGTGCTTTGCCTTGATTTCTTTGTTGTACTCCTGTATCCACTTAACCGCTTCTTCTGGAGTAACTCCTTCTGGAATTCTACCGGCCCTAAATTTAGCAGCCGTTTCCGTCACGCGAGTAACTGGGTCTTTCGGATAATCCAAAGCGTCCATATAACCGTGCTGACCCTTGGGTATTGTATCATTAAGTCGCGCCCATTGCGAGCCCGGAGCGACCGTAACAACACCGTTCTGGAGGGTAGCTCCGTCGAGGTGGCCGAGTATGTCCCCATTTTCAACAAGCCCTCGCTGCCAAGAGTGATGGAGTTCTTCCCCCACAACGAGTACACCGGAGTCCGGACGGACAGCAGTGACGTGGCCCTTGCCTTGAGCGGCCTTGAACAGCTCCGCGATAGGCGGGGCAAGCGGGTGATCGCTTCTTATCTGAGAAACGAGATCGTCAACCTGCGCTTTCGAATAGTTGATCCCGCTGAATTCTTTGCCGATATGGGCTTCGAATTCAGACCACGCTTCGGGGCTCATCCAGACAACGGGACGACCATCCGAACCAACGCGCACCTCTCCGTGATCGTTTTGGAAAACGACTTTGGTATTCGCGCGAGGAGGAACCTCTTCAGGAGTGATAGGCTTACCTTCGGGCAGTCCATTAACTGGACGAGCCTCGTCCCCCAGCCCGAGCGCGCGTCTCAGTTGTGTTCTGTACGCATCCGCGAATCCCGCGTCTTTACCCGACTCAATCGCGAGATGGAGGCCGACTAAATCGTCGGCTAATTTCTCTTTTTCCGCCTTCGACATTCCAAAAATCTTGTCGGGGTCGTAGCCCAAAGAGCGGATAGTTTCTCTGTGGACATCAATCCCTTGCTGGTCTCCGACTGCGTGCTCGGCTTCCCGTACTCCGTTGAGGTTATTGACGCGAAGCTGCTCGTCGCTCGGTTTGAGTTTCGCGCCGAGAATAGGTTCAGCGAGTTCTCCCCAAGAGTGAAGGGCATGAGAGGCTCCGGCTACGCCCAGAACAGCGTTGGCCGCCCACTCTGTTCCGTACTCAGCGGCCTTGTCGTAGTCGCCTTCTTTTAGCGCGTCGAAGAAACGCGGAGACATAGCTGCCGCGCCCTCTAGTTGCTGGAGAGTGAACCCCGTGTTCATCAGGGTCTTGGCGGTTCGTGCTGCTTTGAGGGTGGTGCCGAGGGACAGGTCGGGGGCAACGTGATGCAGAATCTGGAAGGCTCCCCGGTCAATCAAATCTCCACCGAGCAGAGCGGCCTCGTCCATTTTACTGGCGTGCAGGAAGTCACGACCTCGCGTGTAAGTGTCCCAGTCAACGCCAGCCGCTTCCACTGCTTGCCGGACGGGGCCTGCGTTTTCCGTGACGTTCTTGATAGCTTTGCCCGTCCGGGCAAGTTCTTTCAGTTCAGGGGTAGTAAATCCGCCGTTTGCCACCGCGATAGCTTCGCGCTCTTCAGCAGAAATTGCTCCTTCGCCTAAAGCCTTAATCTGCTGAGGGTTGAGCCCGGCGTGAGAAAGTATTTTCTGGAATTTGGGTTCAGCCAACTCCATGTCGTGGCTTACCGGCCCGAAGAACTCCCGTGCTTTTTGCAGCAGACCGAGGTCGTGGCCCCCTACTCCTAATGTTCCCTGAATCAGAGGTTCAATCTCCGGGACGCTGTGGTAGGCTTTCAAAGCGGCTTGCGAACCTTTGGCAACTTGAGCTATGTCCGCTGCGGAGAACGCGGCTTCGCCCCCCGCGAGAGTAGCTTCTTTGAGCGCAGTTTCTCCGGCGGAGGTCAAAAAACCTCCGGTACCGAAAGTCGCAAGTCCAAGGGCGACGGATAATGGGGAAGTGAGTCCAGCGGCGATGTGTTCAACGCCTCTTTCAAGCCCAGAGGCTCCCTCCCTCTCTTCTGGAAGTCCAAACAGAGAAGTTGTTAATGGTGTATTCGCCCAATCAAATGCACGAGAGTACCAGGCGGCATTCGGGTCCTGGTAGACGTGGGTCGGCGCGGTCGTTGCCTGCGCTGGTCGGGAACCGCCCCCAAAGATGTCACTTAAATCGGTCGTACTTTGAGAGGACGTTGACAGCGGAGGAGTTACCAGAGAGGGGGAGGATTTCCCCCCAAAAATATCACTTAGATCAGGGGAACTGGACGACAGGATAGAGCTTCCGCTTGGCTTTCCGAAAATATCACTCAGATCAGGAGTTTGTGGCATTAGTTTCCCTTATCTTTCCGGTTCTCGAACGAAGAGCTACACCCTCTTTTAGTAAACGAGTACGAATAGCTCCGGAAGTACACTCAAATTTCATTGTGATCTTCTCTAGGGAGTTTCCATCGAGATACAGTTTAATCAACTCACCGTTACCCAATCGTACAAGATGTTCTTTTCCCTCGGCCACGAGCCGCGCTGTTCGTTCTTCTCGGGGGTTCAGTCTGAGTTGAACTCCAGAAGATCGTAGTCTCCCGAGAACCATAGTTTTTTCTACGCCAAAGATACGAGCAATTTGTCGGGTAGTTTTATTCTCGTCAACATACAGACGAACGATATCTTCTGAGGAGATTGTCTTGATGCGGCGACAGGATTTTTCTCCCACCATCAAGCGGTGCGTTCTTCTAATTTTTTCCTTGGTCTCTTCTGTTGGAATTCTTCCGGTGCTTTTTTCTACCATCTTAGCAATAGATTCTGGTCTGTGTTTTCGACCCCCAAAGGTATCCCCGCCTTCCCCTCCCTCGGTCATGTTGTACCCGTAGAGAGGATTGTTGGAGTTTTTCTCGGATATCCATTTACGCTCTAGGTCGTCGAGAGCTTCGAGATCAGGAGTAGAGTCAATCATTTCCATGAAAAAACAAGAAGGACCATACTTTCGAATGGCCGCGTAGAGACGCGACCTTTTGCCCCGAGAAACGGCGGCGAGATGAGACGCCCACCGTTCCCCGAGGCTCTTGGTAGTTTTTCCAACGTATATTTTTCCGTTCACCAGATTGGTGATTTGGTATACTATGAACATTTTCCTCTATTATACCACGTCCGTCTCTGCTTATTGCTGAATTGTTATTTGATCCGGAGAAATTTCTTGACCTTGAAAAGTCTTTCCCAAATACTCTTTATTCTTTTTCGCACGAGCTTCGGCTTGCTTTACTTGGTACTCGCCAGCACTGGCGGAATTATCCTCCGGAGGAGGAGCTGCGCCCGCTAAGGGCATCCCAAGCCCCTTTCGAATATCTATTTTCTGCTGTTCGGTGATAGCAGGATTCGCTAAAGCGGCTTCAACCTGCTCCGGGGTACTACCTTTCAAGCGAGTGATTGCCGCTGAAACCTGTGGGTCAGGGGTTTTCGGTTTCCCCGCGTTAGAAATTAGCTTAGCGGATTCGTCCTCAATCGTCTGTCTAAGGTCGTGTGCCTTTTGATAGGCTGCTTTCTGCACAGCAGGGTCCATGCTGTTTTCTTCCACCTTCAATTCAGCGGAGTTCAAGAGTTTCTCGGTGTCGCTGATGTTCTGACGGATGTCTCCCTGAAGCAGAACTTTCTGATCAGGGGTCAATCCTTCCCATCCCTTCGCTTGATAGGCTTTACGAGCGGAGGCAGAGTCTTTCTCTTGCTTGAACTCCCACGCGGCTTTGCCCGTAGCAGTTTGTTCGGCAGCAGTTCCAGCGTTCGCGTGTCGGGTCTGAGCTTGCGTCAACTCTGACTGTTCTTTTTCGTGTTTGGTTTTGAAATCCTGCTCCTCACGGGCAAGACGAGCTTGTCGCATTGGCCCGGCCTGCGCCTGTAGATTCCGGTAGTCAGCATATTTGATCGTCTTCTGCCCGGTTGTTGGGTCCGTGGTAATGACATTCGAAGTAAGCAAATTAGGATTTGCACCAACTAACCCATCCTCCCTCCACTGTTTGATTTGAGAATCAGTCAAAGTCAGCGTTGTCTGAGGGTCGTACATTGAGTATGTGTTTTCGTAGGAGGTGATGTTCCCGTCTTTGTCTCGGGTCGGAACGACCCCGGTTGCCAGCCAACGTTTTGAGGTAAATCCGGGATCGTGCTGCATTTTCAAAGCGTCAGACTCTCGGATGTTTTCGTACCCCTGAATCGGCTTGATTCCCGTCGTTTGGAACATGTCGAGTTCGGGTTTGTCTCGGTTTACGATTTGGTCGTGTTCGGCCTGAGACGCCCCCCGAGCCAGTATCGCATCTTTCAGAGTAGTTTGATTCGCTTGGGCAGTCAAGGCTTTGTGATAATCTATTGTGCTGTCCGCAACTCTTCCCTCTCTCTGTTCTTTTGTTTGCGCAAGGTCATCCTGCTGCTTCTGCCTTTCGTTCTCGAACTGTTGCTGCTTTGCCTTCTGTTGCCTATCCAGCAGAGCCTGTTCTGCCTTCGCACCTTCTCCCGCGCCTTTCCACCCATGTCCAGCTCCAGCAGCAGCGCCTACTAAAGCGGCAGACAAGATAGTACGCCAGATGCTTCCGGGCTGGCTCTTAGCGGGGTCCATGAGATCGTGTGTGGCTTTTGTTGCGTGGCCTATCATCAGCGACTGCTGGTCTTCGGGGGATAGTGCCTGTGGTTTAGCGATACTCGTCGGAGGAGCGTTGAACTGCCGGGGAGACCCGCCCATATTTGGAGGCGCACCAACGGCACTCACCTGCGCAGAAGAGGGAGAGGGACCCGTCCCGGGGCCCGAAGCGGAAGGCTGCGTAACATCCGTTTGGGAAGGGGCAGTAAATTGACGCGAAGGAAGAGTCGCGGCCCCGCCCATATCTTGGCCGGAGGCAGTAGGTGCCGGAGCCGGAGGGGGAGTATTTACTATAGGTGCTGCGGAAGAATCAGAAGTTGGATCGGACATTGCTATTTTTCCTCCCTGAAATACGATAGGGGTGTTTCGGCTGTGATGCTCTGATCTTCGAGGGCGCGGCGGAGAAACTCTACGACCTGTTTCTGTGAGAATTTATCAATCTTCATTACACGGAGAAAATTCTCCAGTTTGTCATCCTTTTTTACCCCAGCGCGCGAATCCCCGGAAATCTTTATACGGGCGTCGTAGCAGGCCGCGTGGTACCCTGCGGCCCAGCTTTTGAAAATACGGCGTCCACTTTCGTCCAATTCGCCTTTGCCGGGCAGGGAGAAGCTGGTAAGTCCTGTTGGGTTCCGGATGGCATAGAGTTCGCCGTCCGGATTCGATGAACCAAGCAGATCGACGAGCGCGTCTACCAATGCTTCTATCTTGTTTACTGACACACGCCCTCCTTCGACTTCGTGGCTTGTTCCAAGAACCGCTCAAACAGTTTCTGGAAGAACCAGCGCAGGGGTCGATTATTCTGAATTTGTTTCGCCACCTTCCGACCCTTTGCGGAGTACCAGCGATTGAACAGGCGACCATACCAGTGCTTGATGAACTCTTCCCGCAGCCACTTCCGTACCACAACCGTACGAGGGTCTTTCCAACCGCCAAATATTTCTGCGGCAATCCAGCAAAATATTCCGCCAAGCGCCGCGCCCGCGCCACCCATAGCCCCGGAAGCCAGACCCGAGAGATTCTGCGCCCAAGCGTCGTTAGCTTGCGTTACGGCGTTAGCTTCGGTATTGGCCGCGCCAGCCGCACCGGTGGCCGCGCTTGAGTATGCCGTGGGGCTCTCCATCCCGGCTACGCCAGCTAAGCCGCCCATAGCGCTGTTGTACATGTTATAGCCCTGCTGGTATCCCGCTTGCTGAATTCCAAGAAGCTGGTTCGATTCCTGATTAGCCGCTGAGGTGGCTAAACTTTGCTGCTGCTGCGACTGAACTCCGGAGGGGAGATAAGAATTTCCTCCGCCGGAGGACGCCTGCTGCTCCTTTAGTGCTTTAGAGGCGTTGGCGTAAGTCTGTCCAGTTCCCTGTAGAGCCGTCGAGTTCAGATTATTCAATTCCGCGCTGTTGAATCCCATTTGATTCGGGCCTGCGGCGACAATCGGATTCAGCGCTGTTGTGAGGGTAGACATAATGGCCTGGTTTTCGCCAAAGGTCGTGTTGTAATCTTGGGTCATGGTGTTGTAGAAATCTGATTCAGACTGCTGCAACTGTTCCTGCGCTGCGCTGGCCCCCTTCAGTTGACAAACCGGGCTTGTCCAGTTAATGGATTTGTCACGAATCAGGATATAGCGGTCCTGCCGGTCGCTCCAGATGTATTCAGCAAATTCTGTGATTTTCATTACCCCTCCAGTGCCGCGACCTTAACTCTGAAAACCTTGTAAGGTAGCTCTTCAAAAAATTGATTTTCCGCCATTTTGTTTGTGCCGTCCTCGGTACCGAGGAAGTAAATTTCTCCAACCCCTTTAAGGTGGGACATAGTGACAATCGCCTGCGTGAACTCTTTCAGGGCCAAGGCAATCTGACCTTTCGAGGCTCCCGGGCGCGAGGCTACAGAATCCATGACGAACGGTTGCTGCACGGGCATGTACGCGAGAGGTCCGTCTTTGTCGTAGGCACACAAGGTAATCGTAGACGGATACTTGGGGACCTCCGGGTCGAAGCCGTTGTTCGGGGTTTCCAAACTCCAGTCGATAAATTTCTTAGTGTCTTCCGGGCGAATCGGGCGTACAAAAATATGTCGATGATCCATTAAATTCCTTATTTATACCAGTGTTTCTTGGGGGTGTTTACATCGTTGCTCAAATTTTGAACTTGATCCCCTACCGCCCTCACGTCTCCCGCAAGGTTCTTTCGCTGAGAAGTGGCTACTGAGTGAAGGGCGTCTATCTCTGCTTGCAGCTCGCTTGTTCGCTTGTCGTTTTCCGCTTGGTGCGCCCGAGCGTGGTCGTCGTATGTGGCGATCTGCGTCCGAATATCTTCCGATTGGCGGTGAATGTTGCCATACACGTTTGCCCCAGCGGTGATCATTCCACCCAACATCAGAAGTATCGACGCAGCGGTCGCGACCAGCGCCTTGCGCGACATTATCCACCCCTTGCGCTCTGCTTCGATGTCTTCTATGGCGCGAATCCGGGCGTCCTGGACATTACACCTCCCGGGCTGGCCATTATCAAAAAGGGGCGCGATCTGCGTCTCTAATTCGGTGACTCGCTGAAGTACGTCAGATTTTAGTCCGTCCAGTTTTTTATCTATGGCATCAATGCGGCCTAAAATCAAAGTTTCCATTTCCATGTTACCCGCCCCCGGAAAAGTTTTGTTGTGATTATCCTGCACTGCGGCTTAGTCTGCCCGACTAAAAAAGAGTTGAGATGGGATTCGGGGTGTTAATCCGGTACTGAGGTATTGACCCCCCGCTGTAATATTGCCGGAGGTTATCCGGAGACGGTGTCGTTAAAATGGGAAGCGGACACCTGAGCACGGGACTCATTCCAGGGGCTGCGCTAACCCCCGCAGGGTTAGGGGGGCTTGTTATAGGGGCCGGGGGTGTGATGATCCCAACGGGGTTCTCCACAAGACGCGAGGATATACTAGGCATTATTTCTCCTGCTCGAATCCGCCGAATAAGGTCATACTAAGAAGCTCGTTTTGCACCTTGTCCGTTCCGAAGTTTATTTGGACTTGAAGATGCCTGCACAACGCGGGCTGCTGAGTCTGAGACAAATAGAACCTTTGCGCGTACAACGAACTACTCGGCGATAACTCGGTCGGATCGGGAACGTAATTCAACAACCCTTCAAAAAGTCCAGCGGAGACCGGTGCGATTTCGTCCAGTTGCACCGCCAGCGACAGAGGCGTTCCTATCGCGATGGAATCTGTTGTTAGGCTCTCCACCAAGGCGATCTGTCCGGGCTGGGCCAGTACCAAACTGCCGATTACTGTGTGGGCATCGTAAGCCGTGCCGTTGTCTGTGTGGACAGAGTAGTCTCTCTTCAGGATGGGTCCGGTGCTGCCGTTGGGTGCCCCCACGAGAAGCAAGTGTGTACCCGGCGAAGTTTCCACCGACTGAACCGCAGAGAACCCGCCTACTGAGGGAAGGAAGTTGGCAATTGGACTCCAAGTAATACCTGTTTCGGGACTTGGAGTGGGTGACATCCTCCACCAGTTTCCGTAGAAATCAGAGACGTACAATCCTTTGTCTTTCGATCCCGCGATGTGCCACGCCAGGCGGGAGGTGGTCGGAGTGAACGTACCCGTCCCGTTCCCCGGCCCGAACTGGTCGCCAACAGCGAAGCCGATTTCGGAGACGCCAGAGGAGGGGTCGAGGCTCACGATCTGGTTGTCTGAGGTGTACATGTACACAATGCTTCCGTTCACGTCGAAAGCATCGTAGGACGAAAGACCCACGTCTTGAAGCAACGGCAGAGAGGTCAAGGGACTTGCCGAGGTTCCGAGTCCTTGGATGATGTACACGTCGGACAAGGTGAAGATGATCAGGCCGCTGGAAGTCGGGAATAAGCGAATGACGGTTTCCGGATAGGCAAATACGTTGCTCGGGCTCCACGCTTCGTTTCCGTTCCCCGAGATAACATCAGGCCCGTCGGAGTAATAAACCAAGTTTCCAACCGCCCCCCAAACACGTTGCAGGTGGTAGGTTAGCGCCTGTAAACCAGCAAGAGGGGGGTTGTTAGTTTCGTCTATTGGAGCTTCGATTAGAATGTTAAGCGACGTATCCGGAGTAGTGTCTGTGTATATCCAACTTTGTCCCGCCCCCGGGTTAGGAATGGAGCCCAAGTAGAACAACGTCGAACCCCCCTGAACCGTCCGCCAAAGGATGATTGTATCTATCTGCGTATCAGAGAATCCAGACCCCTGAATAACGACTTGCTGTCCGAGAGTTTGGATAATAGGTTGGCTTTCCGGGCTCGCCGTACTGATGGCCCCCGAGAGGCTATTTTCTCCGGAGTAAGCATAAATCCACGGCCCCGTGTTAGCAGAACCAAAAGCTCCGGAATACAACCAGGACGTGGTATTATCCGGAGTGATAGACCCAGCAATAGTTAGCCACACGGGATGAGTGGCTCCGCTCTTTCCAAAAGTTTGAACAGTTTGGAGGTTGTTGTTGCTGTCTAAAATTTCCGTGTCCAAACTTAATGCTTGTGATCCGCCCGGCCACCCTGGGGCGGTTCCTCTGTTGATCCAGTTTACCGTTCCGTCTCCGCTTACTGTTGTACCAAGTCCGTTTGTCCACTCTGGAGAAGTACTTCCGCTGATCCCGGCTTGTGTACATTCAAAAAGGCACGTAGCGGTCGCGGCCTGCTGATAGCTATAGGGTTGCCCGCTTTCCGTTTTGTTGTGGGCAAAATGTCCGTTAGACAAAGCGAAGCACTGACTGTCAAACTCGTCGGAATCAATCGTAAGAGTACGGATTTTTGTAGTGAAGAATTTATGTTCTTCAAAAATTTCTGAAGCTGGACGCCACCCCTTACCAAATCCCATAAGGTGATCGGGAGTAACCCACTCATCATCACCCATGTGGTAAAGCTCGCCTGAGTAATCGTGGTCATGTACTTCCGTTACTTTTGCGTAACGAGTTCCATTCCACACAAAATCTCCGATCTCGATTTCTCCGATCCGTCTTCCATCCTTTAATTTTGTGTTCAGGCTGAAGCAGCCTATGGATATACCTTCAACCGTGATATAGTAGGTGAAGGTTGGTTGTACCATCGCTCCCACGGAATAGCCGTTATTCGGAAACCAAGCCGTAGTCCCAATCCAAACCCACTCCTCCGACCCGTCTGTTGTTGTCGCTCCCGGGCCTATATTCCACGGAGAAGGAGCACTGACCCCCGTTATTCCGGAACTAATTAACTGGAATATATGGTCTACGCCGTGTACGATGACAGTAATTACAAAAAGCGGGGCATACCAAGTATTCAATGCCCACGAGCGGTAGATGCTCGGAACGGCTACCTGTGTCACGGACGGAGCAGTATCTGGCGGAACAATCCCCCAATTCTGTCTATCCGGCCCTCGGTTTGCCCACTGCTCTCCGCCGTCCACAGTGATATCTCCCAAAGAGAGTCCCCAAACAGGAGGAATGCTTCCGGTGCTTCCGGTACCCGTGGTAGCCGAGCCGGTCTCGGAAGAATATGCTACGATAGCGTGCGAAAAGGGTGCGATAATTTGTAAAGGGTTAGTGGAAGAACTAATTACCAGAGTCTGCCCGTTCAGAATGGGAACAGTAGTCAGACCACCCAAGGTCACTGATGTTCCCGTAGGAACAGTTAAGGGAGTATTAGGGTTAAAAAACAACGTAACAGTGTCCCCAATAACAACTCCGGTAGCCGCCGCCGTTCCTCCTCCTCCTGTAAAAACAAGAGCAGGGGCGGAAGTGTACCCCGATCCGGGAGAAGTAATTGTAATGGAGTTAATATTTCCCGAGCCCGAGATAGTACAAGTTGCCACCGCCCCCGACCCGCCCCCTCCTGAAACAGTGATCACCGGCGCGGTCGAGTACCCCGTCCCCCCGATTAGTCCCGTAAATCCGCTTACATGCCCAGAAATTTGAATGTTGGTAATAGTTGCAGTCTGGCCTCCGATAGCTAGTTGAAGATTACCGCTAGAGTCGTTAATAAACTGATCTTGGGCAAACGGTGTGTTAGCTGCCCAAGCCGTTGGGCTCTGAAGCCACTTGTGTGCGCTTGTCAGATCAGAAGCATACAGTGTATTTCCAACAGATTGAAAGCTGGTTATTCCTGAAACGGAAGGAATTCCAGTTTTAGACCACAAGGTAATGTTATTCCCGGGATTTAGCAATGTAGGGGGAGGGAGAGTTGGCCCGGTTATATCCCTGACAGTCCCAACCGTGGCGGGGGCTTGAGGTGCCTGATCAGCAATAACTTTTATGTATTCAATACCATTGATTAGGTTCCTAAACTCATAAAACCGATTCACCGCTGGTAGAGAATTCAAATTGTATGGGGATAACCCCGGGCGGCGAATCAGGGTCAGTTTGGGCGAAATCTCGGTGTTCAGACCGGAGATCATTTCATCTCCGCGCGCCCCGAAGTATAATTCTTCTGTTCGGGTAATATTCCCGCGCAGGGGGGATCGCTGGGTGAGCACACCGCTGAAGAATCGTCCCGTCCAAAGAGGGGAATAGCGGACAGGCTTACTGGGCTGGGCTCCTCTGAGCTGCATCAGGTTGGGCAATTGGGCGTCCTTTT